TGTAATGAAAACAGTCTGGTTTAAGTTGTTAAGTGATTTCCGAAGTACGCTTGAGTCACATTCTTTCTTAGATAGGCAGAAAACTGCACTTCAAGAGTCTGTGATGTCATACCGTAATACGGTTTGGCCAAATAAATTTGTATTACCAACGTATGTCTTTAAGAGACAATATCAGTTGGAAAATTTATTCAAGCGTTACATTTTTGAAACAGATATGTATAATAAGGAAGATCTAGCTAAACTGACAAATCGGAAATTTTTAGATTTCCAAGCCGGAATAGCCACTTCTAAGCCGCTTGGCATGATGGAACATCATGTTATAAGTAAGGCTAGAAAGATCTGTCGCGATATACTTGGCGACTTTGATCCTGATACACACATGTCTCACTGTCAATTCGGAAAGAGAGCTGCGGCCGAAGTCGCGTACGCCGAGGCTTACCTCGACGTGAAAGTTGAGCGGTTTAATGGTTCTCAACCGCACATTGAGTGGTTTAAGAAGTACCTTGCAACTGATAAAATATTGCATGGTATCTTCCTGCGTAATAGCCGTAAATACGGCTTGAAACGTAGCTATCCTTCACTTGTGTCGGCACTTAAGCTAGCTAATGTACCTAAGAGTTTCAAGATTAACCGTGGCATTATGCCTAATTCCGTAATAGGTAGTTTCTACTCTTATGGACTTGGTAAGTATATCCAAGAACGGTTATCTAACGTTGGTCTTAATATCCAGACGCTTCAAAATAAACATAGGCGTTTGGTGAAAGCCGCAAGTGTCAATAGAAAACTCGTCACTGCAGACTTATCGTCTGCCTCTGATGGGCCTACTAGCGACTTTGTTAATCGCATCATACCTCGTAAATGGTATAATGCACTCAAATTTGGACGTATTTCTCATGTCCAAGTTGAGGGAGGTAAGCATGCCCTGGCTTCTTTTATGGCTATGGGTATAGGCTTTACTTTCACGTTAGAAACTCTAATCTTTTATTCGCTACTTAAATCTATAGCGAAGCTTACGGGTGTAAAAGGGCTGATTTCAGTTTACGGTGATGATTTAATATATCCCCGTAAAATGCATCAGTATGTCGAGGTTATCTTTCCTCGGCTTAAAATTCAATTGAACGAAGATAAAACGTTCGTTGAATCCCATTTCCGTGAATCCTGTGGCTCAGATTTTTACCATGGGATAGACGTGCGCCCCTTCCAACCTGAATTCGTTGGTGGGTGTGTTACGAAGCAAAAGTTTGTATCTTTTATCTATAAGATATACAATGGCTTGTTGCGGCGTTGGGACCCGGTAGAAATACCTAGCGTACTTTTATACCTGCGGCAGATCTTATCTTCTGTCGACGGCAAAATTTATGCTGTTCCTTCCTCCTTTCCAGATGACTCTGGCATACATAGTTGTGATCCTAATTGGATTACTGCTTCTGCTGGTAAGAATCCTTGGTACGAACCATGGGTTCCAATCAGTTTTAACAAGAAGCTGCAAAACAACTTGTTTAAATGCTACCGTCAAGTACATAATTATCGCGTAGTTATATGCGATGATGCGTACTACTGGGAAACTCTTCGGTCAAGTACAACGACTGATGAGTCACATGCTTTCTCCCCTCTCTCTGATAAGCCTAAGCGTAGTTTGCTAAAG